AAACTGACAATAAGGGAAATACGACCCGGTATGCATTCAATGCGGCGACTTTGAAACAGTCAACGGTCGCATGGAAGAACAGCTCTGCCGGGTTGTTTGTATCCACGGATGGCGGTAAGACGTGGGGCTATGGCTGGGAGGAGGATGACACTGCAGTCAGGACAGCGATCCTGCTGGAACAGACCCTCAAAGAACTGGATGACCGCTATAAGAAAGCCACGGAGCTTTCCGAGGAGCTGCTGAAGGAACTGGATGAGCGGTACAAAACAGCGACCGCCATTTCTGCCGAGCTTCAGAAAACGCTCGATCAGCGGTACGAAACAGCAAAAAAGCTGTCCAAGGATTTATATGAGGAACTGGATAAGCGGTATGGCACTCTTACGGAAATCTCGGAAGATCTGCAAAAGGAGTTGGACGAGAGATACAGTGTGGCGAAGAAGCTGTCGGAAGAGGTCGAAAAAGAACTGGATGAAAAGTACCAGCCGAGTGTCCCGGTATCGGAAACCGCACCGGAAGCCCCGGTAGCAGATACGCTCTGGGTCGATAAGAAGAACCTGCAGTTAATGCTCTGGGATGGAGAACAGTGGCAGACCATCGGCTATGAGCCGGAACAGCCAACGGAACCGACCACACCGACGGAACCGGAAAAGCCGGAGCCGGAGAACCCGGACACCGAAGGAAAAGATAATGGGAACAAAGAAGAAACAGATGATAAGAAGACCGATCAGGAAGGAGGGGGCGCGTAATGGTCACAAGCATTTGTCAGGAAGTGGAGCTGTCGCTGACGGAGAACCTGATCCCGGTGACAGTTCCGGTTAAGCAGTATGACAACAAAGCACGGAAAGTTCGCTGTGTTTTGTATAACAACTCGGTGCAGTATTTCGTGCCACAGGACTGCATCGTTGCCTGTTCCGGTACCAGACCGGACGGTACGATCTTTCACTACACCAGCGAAACAGCATCCGACCTTGTGTTTGTTGAAAATGGGGCGGTCGTCTTTACGATCACGACCTTCATGACCGCACAGGCCGGGCGGTTTCCGCTGGATGTTGTTATGCTCAGCACAGCGGGGGATGTCCTTGGTTCGTTCTCCCTCACATTGAAGGTGGAGCGGGCGGCCATCAACAACGGCAAGATCGCCACCTATACCTACGCGGGTGTGGTGGAAGCTATCCGTAAAGGTCTGCTGGAAGTGTATATCACGGATGATGGCTATTTTGCCGTTGTGTCGGAGGATGGACTCGGCTTCAGTGACAAGTCGGAATCCAGCACCATCCAGAAATTCATTGAAAATCTTTTGAACTGTACGGCTATCTTGCTTTCACCACTGAAGACGGTCTGAAGCTCATCTTTTCAATGGACGGTGACGGACGGCTGATCGTAGAGTTTGCAAACGGCTGATAGAGCCGGGAAAGGGGAAAATATGTCGGAATATATCGGCAACCGAATCGTCCCTCGCCATGATGGTGTCTGGGACAAAGCAAAAGAATATGAACCTCTTACCATTGTGTATGAGGAATCCACAGGCGACAGCTATATGAGCCGGAAACCTGTGCCGGCCGGAACGCTTCTATCACAGGAGGAATACTGGGCGATGTGTTCCCGGTTCTCGGAGCAGATGGCTCTGTACCGTCAGAATACGGCAGAAGAAGTGGAGCAGTTCCGCAAGGATACTGCGGCAGATGTAGAGCAGCTTCGTACAGATACTGCATCAGATGTGGCGGTCCTGCGCAAGATGACCGCGCAGGATGTGGCGGATATCACCCAGAAGGTCGATGCCGCAAATAGTGCGGTTGCGGCCAGTAAGTCCGAGATGGATAAGACTGCGGAAATGCTGAAAGCCCAGATCAATGCCAATGTCAAGGCATCTACGGACAAGAATGCCAACTATGCACAGGAGCTGGTAGATGCCCGTGTGGATGATGAGGGGAAGACTTATCCCACAGCCGGTGACAATATCCGTGCGGTCGGCAGGGTGCGTTCCATGCAGAATATCATGAAGAACTGGGTGATCAAAAATGGTTACGCAAACCAGAACGGCAACCTTGTAGCTTCGGAAAGCTGGCGCGTGGCGCACATGGTCCCGGTCAGCGGTGATGCGATTCTGGTGGACGGTCAGTTCGGCTATATGAGCGGCCGGAATGACTATAACAACGTGGTCTGCTATGACATGGACCGTAAGTTCCTCGGTGGCTGTTTCCGGGCAGAGAGCGGCAAGGTCTATGACAACTATGTGATCACACTGCTTCCGAATACCCGTTTCATCTCTGTCACCACCAATGAAAAGCTGTTCTCGAAGCTCTCGGTGTACCTCTATGACAACATGCTCCCGATGAGATTGCTGTCAAATTACGCAACAGGCTGGCAGTGGATGAACGGCAGCGTGGATATCAGGTTCACGGGCAGCAAGGTGACAGTCACATTCCCGGAGGGAAAGAGTGTGTATGTCTGCCGCCGTACAAATGGTATACAGTACGAGCAGACGAAACTGGTGGCGGAAAACAGTACCTCGTTTGACTTTGCAGTAGTGGGAAAATGGTGGGCGATCTACTATGATGGTGCGGAAGCATCCGCAAACGAGACGGGAGAAAAGACAGAAGTCCCTGTCATTAAGGTGGAAAATACAAGCGGCGATAGCTGGGGCGATCTATTCACAAAGGGCCGCTTTGTGTTTGCGGTCTTTTTTGACTGGAATGTGGTATACGCAGCTCCTTCGAGCAGCGGTACAGTCATCAATGGGATCGATTATGGCAATCCAGCCAAGATTGCGAATACTGCGATGACCTGGCACAAGTACCGTTCAGCAAAGATGTTCCTCGCTACAGGCCAGTTTGCGATCGATACGGTCAACCGCACCATTCAGGTCACGAAACGTATCCTGGCGGTTGTCGATAACGGTGCTTACTACTGGATCAGTGCTAGTGAGGAGCCGGTACCGATGTTGGATAGCACGGAAGCAGAAAAGCATCACATGCTGATCCTTGCCTATGACTCGTCCATAGATCAGATCAATCTTTACAACACTGCACAGTTCCGAGCATTGGGAGTAAACGGCTACTATATCGCTGCATGGTATGAAAACCATTTCTGGTATCCGCACATGAGCTCATCTTTCAGCATTGTACTGGATGGCACAACTTATAAGGCTGGTGAGCTTTTCGATGAAGAACGGCGTGATTCCTATATCGAAAAGAAGTATGAGGACCGCTTTCAGCAGCTCCGCACGGATCTTGCCGGTAAGGATTCCCGCCATATGTATCTGGCAAGCGGCGGTATTACCATTGACCAGGATGCCGGTACGATCCAGGTCAGTACCAAGTGTCTGGGTGTTCCGGATACGTTCCACTATGAGTGGATCATGGCAGGCGATCCGGTAGAGATGGCATTTAACACACCCAGCTCGACATTTGGTATGCCGATGCGCATCCTCGCTTATGATGCCGGTACGAAAACCATCAATCTGTACGACACCAGCCTGTTCCGAAAGCTGGGTACGAATGGTTTCTATATTGCATCCTGGTATCAGAGCAAGCTGTATAATCCGCACATTCACCCGGATGTGAAGTTCATTGTGGGCGGTAAGGAATACAAAGCGGGTGATCTCTTCGCAGATAACGCGGCATCTTTCATCCCGAAGCGTATCACGGATTATGTGCAGAAAGCCATTACTCCGGCTGTAGAGGATGACATCGTGACCCCGTCCCACTGGGACTGCATGGAGGGACGCCAGCTTTCCATCTTCTTTGACTGTCTTTCCCGCCACGATGGCAAGGAAAATCTGTATGTGCTCGCCAGAGGCACGAATGCACCGAGCCTGACCCGGAACGAGTACTGCATGAACTACACGCCGACGAAGGACAGTACGGATTTTGCACTGACCGTCCGCCGTCTGGATGAAGATGACTGCCATACGGTATCGTCCAAACCTGTCCAGGTCAGGGTCCACCATAAGCTGAAGGACAAGCTCACGAAGAATATCTGCATCTGTGGAGACTCTCTCGTGGACAATGGTTCTGTGGCAACGGAAGTGTACCGTCTGCTGGCAGAGGATAATGACTGCGTGATCCACCAGCTGGGAACGAGAGGACCGTCTGGCGGCAAGCACGAAGGACGCGGCAGCTGGACCTTTGCCCGGTATCTGGCAGATACGGATTACGCCGGCAAAACGAATGCGTTCTGGGACAAGATCAAAGGCCGTCTGGATTTCCAGAAATACTGCGAGACCAACGGCTATGAGGGCATCGATTACTTCCTGATCGCACTTGGCACCAATGATGTGTCACAGGGCACTACACTGTACCGCACGGAAGCAGAGGTGCAGAAGTTCGTGGATCAAGCGAAGCAGTTCATCGATGCGCTGCTGGATAAGGAAACGGGCTTCCCGAACTGCAAGATCGGTATCGGTCTTTGTGGTCCCGGCTCGGATTATTCTTATCAGTGCGGTTCCAGCATGGGTATCTTCCATATGAGTATCAACACGCTGAACCTTGCACTGATCAAGGCATTTGATGCTGGCAAGTATCGCAAAAACGTGACCTGTTTTGCCCACGGTCTTCGCACGGACCGCCGTCTGGCATTTCCGTATTCGGATAAGCCGGTGACGAACCGATTCACGGAAACCAGCCGGACGCTGACCAACAGCATCCACCCGTCCGGAAGAGGCTATCAGGCATGGGCAGACGGCTATTACTGCCAGATCCGTGCATGGCTGACAGAAGACAGCAAATAAATTTCCACTGTCCCTGACAGACATACCTCCCAAATGCCTGTGAAACGGTGTTCATTATAGAAGGAGTATACACAAGGCGGCATTGACCGTCTATTTTTATGCCCAAATGGGCAGGAAAGGACAAGATTATGCAGAATGTGATCGACAAGATTGAATGGATGTTCGCAGGTCTGGGTGGTTTCCTGGGCTGGTTCTTTGGCGGGTTTGACGGCTTCCTGTATGCACTGGTGGTGTTCGTGGTCTGTGACTACTTCACCGGGGTGCTGGCGGCAGCCATCAAGCATGAGCTTTCTTCTGAAGTTGGCTTTAAGGGCATCGCCAAAAAGGTGTGCATCTTTGTGCTGGTTGGAATCGCCAACATCATTGACACACAGATCCTCCAGAATGGAGCCGCCATCCGTACAGCAGTGGTGTTCTTTTATTTGGCGAATGAAGGCCTGAGCTGCCTCGAAAACGCAGCAGTCATCGGTCTTCCTGTGCCGGAGAAGCTCAAGGAGATGCTGGCACAGCTGAAGGCAGAAAAAGAGAATAAGGACGATTGATCGATGGGGAGAGGTGTAACAGCCTCTCCCTCAAATTTTAGGAGGAATGAACCATGAGTAAGAAAGAGTATCCCGCAAAACTGACGACCGGTTATTACCGTGTGCGAGAAGTCTGGGAAGATGAGGCATCCCAGTTTGGCGCGTACCGTCTGCTGGCGAATGCAAAAGCCAAGTGCGATGAGAACCCCGGCAGCCGAGTGTTCGACAATGACGGCAACGTGATCTATCCGGAAGAGGCTGTCCCGGATACCGGCGCAGATGAGAGTGAGGAGAAAGCAGTCGTGGACGATATCCCGGAAGATAAGCCGGAAACCACAACCCCTGTGGAAGATACCCCGGCGGAAAAGGAAGCAGAGGATGAAGTTGATAAGAATGAGGAGTCCGCTGTGGATGAGAATGAGTTCCCGACTGCGGAGGAGCTTCCGGCGACCATTGCCTACGGCAAGCTCAAGACCCTTATGAACATCCGCAAAAAGCCGAGTCTGGATGCAGAGGTCGTAGCGGTCTACAAGAAGAATGCCCTTGTGGAAGTCGTGCAGTTCTGTGATGGCTGGCTGAAGATCAAATGTGCCGAAGCAGAGGACGGTGTGGCATATGTCCTGAACAGTGCGGATACCTATGCGTTCACAGCTGGCAGGATCTATACCGTTGTTCCCGGTGATAATCTCTGGAAGATCGCAGATAAGGAACTGGGAAGCGGCAGCCGCTGTGCAGATATCCGTGTGCTGAATGGGCTGACTTCCAACGCCATCCGGGTCGGCATGAAACTGCTGATCCCGTAACAACAGAATAACCACAGCACGAGGTTCAGAGTGATCTGGGCCTCAACTTTTTAGCAGGAGGAAATCATTATGGGATATACCAATAGTCCACTCGTTGTTTACACCAAGCTCTCCCCGAACCATTCCGGGCAGAGGACACACAGTATCGACCGCATCACACCGCATTGTGTGGTCGGTCAGCTTTCTGCGGAGAGCATCTGCGGCTGCTTTACCAGCACGAGACGTCAGGCAAGCTGCAACTACGGCATCGGTACGGATGGGCGGGTGTCACTTTGTGTCGAGGAAAAGAACCGCAGCTGGTGTTCGTCCAGCAATGCCAATGACCAGAGGGCTGTCACCATCGAGTGCGCCAGCGACATGAATGAGCCGTATGCCATGAACAGTGCCGTATATGACTCTCTCGTCAAGCTCTGCATCGATATCTGCAAGCGTAACGGGAAGAAGAAGCTCCTGTGGCTGGGTGATAAAAATAAGACACTCAACTATGTTCCGGCGGCAGATGAAATGGTGCTGACTGTTCACCGCTGGTTTGCCAACAAAAGCTGCCCTGGAAACTGGCTGTATGCCCGCCTGGGTGATCTGGCCGCAAGGGTAACTGTAGCACTGGGCGGTTTATCCTCATCCGGCATGCAGGCTTCTTCGCTCAAGAATCTCTCGGAAGCAGAAGCCGTGGCAAAGATCGGTCCGCTGTTTACTGCGAACCAGAAAACCACGGGCATCCTTGCCTGCGTGTCGATGGCACAGTTCATTCTGGAATCCGGCTACGGCAAATCTGAGCTGGCACAGAATGCCAATAACTGCTTCGGCATGAAGACTTCGCTTTCCGGGAACAGCTGGAGCGGCAGCAGTTGGGATGGCAAGTCCGTCTATACCAAGAAAACGCAGGAGCAGAACGATGACGGTTCGATGGTCACGATCACCGCTGACTTCCGTAAGTACGCCTGTGTGGAAGACTCCATTGCCGACCATGCGGCATATCTGCTCGGTGCGATGAACGGCAGCAGGAAACGCTACGAGGGTCTGGCAGGCTGCACTGATTACAAGAAAGCGGCACAGATCATCAAGGATGGTGGCTATGCTACCAGTCACACCTATGTGCAGGATCTCTGCAATATCATCGAGCGTTGGAACCTGACGCAGTACAATGCGGCTGCTGGAAGCACCACCATTTCCGGCTGGTACCGTGTCCGTAAGAGCTGGCAGAATGCCGCTTCCCAGAAAGGTGCGTTCCACGACCTCACCTATGCAAAGCAGTGCGCGGATAAGAATCCGGGCTATTATGTTTTTGACCCGGCGGGTAAGGCCGTCTACCCGGAACCGAAGTCTTCAGTCCCGTACACTGTGCGTGTATCCATTAAAGACCTCAACATCCGCAAGGGACCGGGCACGAATTACGGTAAGACCGGTTATTACACCGGAAAGGGCGTGTTTACCATCGTGGCAGAAGCTGCCGGTGCTGGTTCTGCAAAGGGCTGGGGCAAGCTGAAATCCGGTGCAGGCTGGATCGCACTTGACTTTGCATCCCGTATCTAAAAACAGTCCCCGTCCTTACAGGGCGGGGCGTACATAAACATTATTGCGAGGTGAATTAGCTGAATGTTAAAGAATATGAAAAAAGACACAGAACCAGGTGTGGGCTGTGCCTTTCAAAATGGGCTATTCCTGTCCGGTTAGCCGATCATATAAGATAACAGTTTCAGATGTTGAAACGCAAATCCGTTCTTTTTTCAGGATTGTTCGTGGGCGCTGGTTCTCACGGTAATCTCGGTCTGTTTGTGTAAAAGCAGAGCAGCAAACAAAATCACAAACGGAAATGTCACCTGATGAAGTTGATCGGATGATAAAGATAAAATCAATTGGCGGTGTAGCTTTAGAAATCAGGTAATCAGCTTGTATTTGGGTGCTGAAGGAATAAAAACGCGGCATGTAGGAATGGAGGATAAAGTCCTGTTCAATTGTTTGCTTTAAGCGAACCAATGCTTCCAGGCGGGGCTTTACACTTTCCTGATATTGAGAGCCTTTTTCGATCTGAGAAAGCATGATTTTTTTACGCAGGATCATGTCAAGCGTTTTTGACCGGTTGAATCGTGGCAGACTGACATCAGTCAAATATTGAAAACCTGCAAGATGCGGAAATCGCTCAGGTGGGAAAGCGAGAGTGATGGTATGAAGCTGCTTTTTGTAGCCATATGTAAAAACGTAATTGAACTGCATTAGTTCTTTCCACGTTAATGCCGCTTCATATAGTATATCGGTACTCATGCCATCATCTCCTTTGCCAAAAAATAAGAGCCCTGCCGTAGCAAGGCTCTCATTAAGCGTTTTTGTTCGATTCAAAGAATCTATTCGGCTTGTGGTTGTCGCATAACCCACGGGCAGGCTCCACAATCGGCTGAAACCGAACCAGTCCACTGCTTCAACGCCACGATAGCTGGTCAATGCCGCTATCCTCTAAGTTCATTATAACACAAAATAACCAGAACACAAGTACTCTGGAATAATTTGTGGCGTGTGAACTATCACGCTCAGTATTAGTATATGCGGAATCGGAAAAATCGCAACTGGAAAAAGAAACAAAATAAAAATAAAAATCGTGCAGATAAGACAATAATCTCCCAGATTATTCTCCGTCTTTCTGCGCCGAAATTACTTGATAATATCACGAAACAGAGGGAATATGTGACTGCCCAAAGAGAAGAAAACGGGCAGGAAAGGAGCGAAAACTATGAGTACTGGTACGGATTTCCTTGCAAATCTGCAGAAAAAGACTGTGAAGAATACAGTACAGCAGAAACAGCAGAAGAGAGTAAATGCATCTGCTGTGGATGTCTCGGTTTTACTGGAAGCCGCTCTTGGGAAAAAGAAACCTGTGGAAGCTGTGGCAGATGTTCGTCAAAGTACGGATGCTGCCACAGCTTCTTTTTTACCACTGGCTGATACGCACCAGGGCAGGTCTACTCAACAAAAACCCAAAAACGCATCAGATAAAAAACAGACACCCCAAAAATCAAAAGACATCGTGGACGCCGGTATCACAGCTCTTATCCAGAAAGCTCTGGATGCCAAAAAGGTCATGGCAGAGCCGGACATTGTAGAACGGCTGCAGAGCAGTATGGAGAGTGAGTTTACGAAGCTCTTCACACCGGAAGAACCGCAGGATAACAAGTTCGTTTCGACGGCGACCTTCCGGGCTACCAAAAAGAAAGCCGGAACCCTTAATGTGGCAGCTTACATCCGCGTTTCTACGGACATGAGCGACCAGGAGAACTCCTATGAAACGCAGGAAAAATACTTTAACCAGCTGATTGAAAATAATCCGGCATGGAATGCAGTCGGTGTGTACTCCGATTACGGCATCTCCGGCACTTCCAAGGAAAAGAGAACCGGATTCCGCCGACTGATGCGCCATTGTAAGGACGGGAAGATCGACCGCATTGTGTGCAAGTCCATATCACGATTTGCCCGAAACACGGCTGACTTTATGAGTGCACTGGATGTCCTGCATGACTGCGGGGTAACGATTCTGTTCGAGAAAGAAAATCTGGATACGGCAGACCCGACCAGCGACTTCATCCTTACGACACTGGCAGCCATTGCACAGGAAGAAAGCCGCAGCATTTCCAGCAACATCCGGCTGGGGCAGAAGATGCGCTTTCCGAAGGGGGATGTTCCAAACAAGATCATGTACGGATACCGCTACAATGGGAAGATGGTTACCTCCGAGAGCGGATATGAGTATAAAGATATTGAGATCGTTGAGGAAGAAGCCAGGGTCGTCCGGCGCATTTTCCATGAAGTCGTGGAAGGGAAAGCCTATACGGAGATTGCAAGGGGACTGAACATGGACAAGATTCCGGCTCCTGTCACCGACGCAGTGAGAGTAAGAAAGAAAAAATCCAAGAAAGGGCAGTTAAACAGTGATCTGCTGGATGGATGGACAGGCGGAAATATCACGCGGATCGTCCGTGCCGAGCGGTACATGGGTGCAGTCCTTATCCAGAAGAAGTTCACATCGGATTACCTGACACATGAAGTCCGGGACAACAAAGGCGAAGTCCCTCAGTATTTTGTCCGGAACCATCATCCGGCAATCGTTGACGAGGACCTGTTTGAAAAGGCACAGGAAGTCGTAAAAGTAAACAGCGATTTATATAACAGGACAAGATCCGGCAAGAAGCCGAGAGCGTTTTCCCAAAGACTAATCTGCGGGGAGTGCGGCCGCTTTTTCCATGTGACAAACGGAAATGGGAACTATCCCATCTGGCGGTGCCCGACGAGCAGCCGGACGACAGGAAACCGTATCTGCCATGCAGAAAAAGTATACGAGGAACAGGTTGTCCGAGCCTTCCGTAAAGCAGTTCTGGAGCGGTTCCGGCTGACGCTTAAGCCCATCCATGACAACGTGGCTGTGGCAGACATCATGAGCGGCCGGTTCAAAGAGCAGTATGACAACTTCACCCCGGAAGCAGATTCTTTTGTAAGCCAGATGCTTGCACGGCTGGAGAGCATTCAGAAGCTGGATTTTATGGAACGCGACCGTGCTTTTTATAAAAAGCAGATAGCGGCCGCACACACCAGTGTGGAAAGCACCAGTAAGAAGATCCGGCTCCTGAAAAGTCAGGTGGATGTGATGCAGACCCGTCTGGAACTTCTCGGTGACGAGATGATCGACCCTGCTTCTATTGAGGAGAAGAAAAAGCTCATTGAGAAACTGGAGTGTGATATTCAGAAGGACACGGACACTGAGCAGAAACTGACCGAACAGCTCGACTATATGGAAGACTACTGGGAAGAACTGGAGGGCGATTATGAACGAAGGGAAAAGGCAATCGGGTGGATGAAGAGCCTCCCGGCGGGGCGGGATGGTACGGTGGCCTTTCTGAATGAAGTGACCGAAGAACACTGCAAGGCATTCCTCCTCTCCATCACGATCCATTCACCGCTGAAGTTTACGGTCCACTGGTTCGATGACACCAAGACCGAGGTAGAGATGGATTCCAATATTGAAGATTACCGCAATACCGCAAGCTATTATGACGGGCATACGATGCGCGACGGCAGCCAGCGGAAGAGGCATGTAAGATAAGACCAGTTGCAAGGCTGGAAGAAAGGAGCAGATTATGACAAGACAAAAAGTGGATGTGATCCCCGCCAGTGTGCGCTCGGTACAGAACGGCGGGCAGCTGAAAAGCCAGACCAACATCCGTGTGGCGGCTTACTGCCGTGTTTCCACCGGCGATGAGAGCCAGCAGACTTCCTACACGACACAGAAAGCATTCTACAAAGACCTCATCACCCGGAAGCCCGGCTGGATCTTTGCCGGCATCTACGCGGATGAAGCAAAATCTGGTACCAACCGGGAGCATCGAGAGGAATTCAACCGCATGATAAAAGATGCGATGGATGGAAAGCTGGACTACATCGTTACAAAGTCCATTTCCCGATTCGCACGAAACACCATCGACTCCCTGACCTGTACCCGTGAGCTTCGGCAGCTGAAGCCGCCCGTGGGTATCTATTTCGAGAAAGAGAATATCGACACGCTGGATGCCAAAGGTGAGCTGATCCTGACGATCCTTTCTGCACTGGCACAAGATGAGAGCCGTTCCATTTCCGATAACATCCGCTGGAGCATTCAGAAGAAGTTCCAGTCTGGTGTCCCGCATATCAATCTGAAACGGATGCTGGGGTATGAGCTTGGGGCAAATAAGCAGTGGGTCATCGCGCCGGAGCAGGCAGAGATCATCCGGTACATTTTTGACCGCTTCGTGAAAGGCCAGACGGCGAATAAGATCGCTCAGGAGCTGAACCAGATGGAAAAGTTCACGGTCAATGGAAAGAAGTGGAGTGCCAGCTCGATCCTGATCGTCCTGCGGAATGAGAAGTATGTGGGCGATATCGAGATGCAGAAGACCATCACCAAAGACTTCCTTACCCACCGTTCAAGCATTAACAAGGGCGAAGCACCCCGCTACTATGTGAAGAACCATCATGTGGGTATCATCGACCGTGTGACTTGGGACAAAGTGCAGACCATGCTGTTCGAGAAGCCGAGGGCAGACATGACGAAAGGCCCCGGCAAGAAAAAGGTAAAGAGCATTAAGGGTTCTCCGTTTGGAAACCTGCGCTGCGGTGCGATCCTGGAGAATGGGCCGGATGCCGGAAAACCCTGCGGGGAAGGATTCTTCCGTACAACCTACACGGGTGTGGCAAATGGTTACAGCGATGAGCGGAGTCTTAAGGCGACTGGTGAGGATACCGGAGAGTATCTGGAAAAATACACTTATTCGTATCCCGTTTGGCGGTGCAAGCGTAAGGTCGGGGAGCGGGACGGTGAGCCGCCGAAGAACGGTTCTCCCGACCAGAAAGCGTATTGCCGGAGCAAGAAAGGCTGCATGTCGGATGAGGAAAAGGAAGCTGCAAACAAGCGCTGCCCCTCAGAACGCTACCATGAGTGTGCGCTGGAGCAGAGTTTCATGGAACTGCTCTACAGCATGAAGCGTGATTTTGAACAACACGGAGATGCCTCCATGATCGTGACGATGTTTGACAATGCCTATGAGCAGGCTGTCCGGCTGGCGAATAACAACAGCATCTCGGTGCAGAGGATGGCAACGGTGGAAAATCAGATCAAGGAGATGGAAGAACGCCTGCAGGATGCCATCAGTCATCAGGTGGCGGCGCTTCGGGAAGCTGCACTGGAACAGAATGTGGAACTGAATGAAGCCCTTTCCAACGGGGAGGTGACTATTGACGACATCGACCTGGACATCCGAAGCGGACTGACACCAGGAAGCATCGGAGTGAGCTTCTATGGGACAGAAACGGAGGAAGGCTCGGAAGCCCAGATTTATACAGAGCTTGTGAACGACCTGCAGGAACGGCTGAAAACACTCCAACAGGAACGGCAGACGATAGAGGAAGAACAGGGCGTGCTGGCGATCATGAAAAAGAACTTTGAATATTTCCTTGCCTGCCTGAAAGAACTGCCGGATACCAATGCAGGCGGAATGCCGTTAAGAGTCAACGGCCTGGATGTACAGGGAAGTCTTCTGAGAGATGTAGACGGCAAGCCCATCGAGGGCCGGGTGTCTGCCGTGACCAGGGGCAGGCTCAAGCTGACTCCTGAGCGGATCGCAGAAGCACCAGATATGCTCCACTTTGAAAAAGGCATCTACTGTGCTTTTGTTGAGAGCGGAGTACTGCAGGGGGATGTGGCAACCTATAAGACAAACTTCGGTGTGACACTGACCTCAAAGGGCAACCGCAGAACGCTTGACAGCTTCATGGGCTATAAGCGGAGTGACATGGACGGCAATGTGGTCTATGTGGACGCTCCTTATAAGGTGTACGGATTCAGCATTCAGTACCGCAGATACCTGACAACTGCAGCGAAGCGCGAGAGGGAAGAAGCGGTGTGATAGAAGGAGATAGGACCCTGCCAGGTATGGCTTTTGTGGCTGCATCTGGCAGGGCTTTTTTTTGTTTTTTAGGTTTTATTGTGCTGCTATTTTGCCTGCTTTTTTGTCTTGTCTTTTTTACCCGTAAGGATTGCTATGTGCAGAGTCCTGTTATATGTTGTGGGTGGCGAGAAATACACATACGACAGAAAATACACATAGCGAGGAGTGTTTGAAATGAAAGATGTAGCTGGGATGCTGGCAGAGAAATATGGTGCAACAGCTGAGGAGATTGTGGCGGCCGGTGCTATGAAATTATATCTCCAGAGCATGGAGCCGGCAGAGGCACTGAGAAAGGTGAGGGCTGTGTATGAGCCAAAAGTGATCCGGCTTGACAGTGGCGAAGGCGTGCCGGTACAAAGCAATATTGATGGTGCAAAGTACGCTGCGTTCATCGATGAGTCTGCGGTGTTTGCGGATCAGAAGATGAGAGAGCGTGGGGATGCACTGGCAGACATGGTTATGGAAAAGTTGAAAGCCGTGGATGGAAAATGCCTGATCGAGTGTGCCAGCGTGGAGTTCATGAGTTTTATCGAGGATGTATATAGGAGTTTGCATCGGCGTGAATATTAATGAAAAAATTTACAGGTGATCATTTCCAAGGCGTTGATGGGGTTGATTATTTTTTTAGAAGAGCATGACCGCTTGAAATAAGCGTGCTTTGATGGTAAGATATTGATGGGGAGATTTATTCTTCACAACCTGAAAGAGGGTGATATCCGATGAATAAGTGTAGAGATTTGGATTTCGAGCGAAAGCATGAAGAAGATCTTCAAAGATTGCGAGGTTTTAGGCTTTTGGATGATGATTTCATGAGCAAAGTCTTTGAAGATATAAAGTGTGCAGAATTTTTGTTGCAGATTATTCTGAATCGAGACGATCTGAAAGTGAAAAAATCCAATAGCCAGTATAGCGTTAAAAATTTACAGGGAAAATCTGTGCGGTTGGATATTCTTGCAGTGGATAGGGAAAACCGTGTATACAATATTGAAATTCAGCGAAATGATAAAGGTGCTGGTGTTAAGCGAGCTAGGTATAACAGCGGTATAATCGATGCGAATGTTACTGAACCAGGCGAGCAGTATGAATACCTGAATGAAACTTATGTGATTTTCATCACAGAGAATGATGTTCTTAAAAGAGGACTTCCGATATATCATATTGACCGTATGATTAAAGAAACAGGAGAATCATTTGGTGACGAATCGCATATTATATATGTGAACTCTCAAATCAAAAATGAAACGGCACTTGGAAAACTGATGCATGACTTTTCTTGTACAAGTGCAAAAGATATGTATTATGAAGTATTAGCTAATCGAGTACAGTACTTCAAAGAAGATGAGAAAGGAGTGGCGGTTATGTGCAAGGTTATGGAAGACATGAGAAATGAAGCTGCAAGAGAAAACTCTCTGGAAACAGCCCGTAGCTTGCTGTTGATTGGAAAGCTAACTTATGAGGAAATAGCGCAAGCTACGAAACTCACAGTTGATGAGGTAAAAGAACTAGATGAGAGAAGAAGTGCATAATTGAAACTCATCGCCTACCGGTGCAGTGTGTAACTATTGATATGCTTTTTCCATTGATGGCAGAGAAAACCAGATGTCTAAAAAACTGAAGGAGTGAGCGAAATGTGCAAGCAGATGGAAGATTTAAGAAATGAGAGTATTCTTGAGGGCATCGACATTGGCGACCTTAGAACGACAGTAAAGTATTATAAAAAGGGCAAGATTACCCTTGAAGAAGCTGCTGAGGACTTGAACATGACTGTGGAAGAATTTAAAGAGAAGATGAACCAAATTCCAGCAGAAGCAGTATAAAACATACCAGCCCACTGGCGCACTGTGTAGATTCCTACATGGTCCGCTGGTGGGCTTCTTTTTTTGTCCTTACCCGCATAAACCACAGACAGCACTTCGGTGTGTTCCAAAGTGCAGTTGTGGCTTATGCGGGCTTTTTTGTTATATGATCAACAAGTTATAAAATCAAACTCCTAAGCCGTATAAAATTGCTTTCATCTCCTTTACCATCCGGGTGAGAATCTCCTGTTCAATTGCATTACAGTCTAAAAGCAGACGGTGGATCTCGGAATCGGCAGTGGACGCGGAGTGCGCCAAACTGTCTACAAGAAGATCATCTGCTGAGATGTTAAGAATATTAGCAATGTCGACCAGAGTTTCAAGGCTGGGGCGGCTAATTGCCGCTTCAATCTGACTGATGTGTTTGCGAGATACATTCAATTTTTCGCAAAATTGTTCCTGAGTTAATCCGGATGCGTTACGGAAAGTGCTGATACGCTTTCCAAGTGCAGTATAATCTAATGCCATGTATGTTCCTCCTTATGTGTACCCGCATAAGGCTGTTACGATTATCCCGCAGAGAAAAATACATAGCAACTTGATTACAGGAATTCTAAGGCCGCAAAGGTCTACACCTCTATCTGTTATGTGGTCTAAGGCTGTTTTGCCACCTGTTGGGTGGCAAAAACGATGATGCGCCACCTGATGGGTGGCAGTCAAAACACCACACATACTCTATAATATAAATGTAGAAAAGACTGCACACAGAAAGGGACGATGATGACGAACAAAGAAGAAAAAGGGATTCTTACATTATACAGTGATGTACAGGCGACTTCTGTTCGTTGGCTGTGGTATCCATTCATAGCAGTTGGAAAGATCACATTGCTGCAAGGTGACCCCGGTGATGGCAAATCCACAATGATGATGCACCTGATAGCCGAGTTGTCTAAGGGAGGAGCCTTGCCAGATGGTAAAACCATCGGAATGCCGCAAAGGGCTATTTACCAGTGCTCAGAAGATGGCATTTCAGATACCATTAAGCCCCGGCTTGAAAAATGTGGGGCAGATTGCAGGAATGTGGCCTTCATAAATGAAGAAACATACAGTGGCCTGACACTGGATGATGAGCGCATCCGGCAGGCTATTATAGAATTCCGGCCGCGGCTGGTAGTTATCGATCCGATCCAGGCATATCTTGGAAGTGATTCCGACCTCCAGATTGCAGGAAGAGCCAGAAGGCTGATGCAGCGTCTTGGCATGTGGGCATCTATGTATGACTGTGCCATTGTGCTGATCGGACACCTTAATAAAAAAGAGGGAACAAAGGGTCTTTACCGGAGCCTTGGCAGCATCGATGTTGTTGCGGCTGCCCGGAGCGTTCTACAAGTAGAACGGGATGCGGAAAAGTCAGATATCCGCATTGTGCGGCAGATAAAAAACAGTCTGGCTCCGTCAGATGGTGAAATCAAATTCTCGATAACAGCGGAGCAGGGCTTCAAATGGCTGGAGTGTGAAATTAAGCCAGATCCATCAGCGGAGCCGGAAACACCAGTTTTTGAGTCAAAATCTGAGAAGGCGGCGTATCTGATCAAGAAGCTGCTTTCCGGGGGTGACATGAGATCCAGAGAAATCTATATGCGGATGAGCGATGAAGGTATCAGCCGCAGGACAGCAGAAAATACAAAGAAAGAACTCGGCATCCGGAGTTATCGGAAGATGCGACAGTGGTACTGGAGCATGAAGCCGGAGGAATGAGAGGAAGCAAATGATAAGCAGTGGAGCAGAGGCGGCAGACCGCAAGCAGAGAATCAGAGACAGATATAAAGGCGTGGATACTTCTGAGTTGGAAGTTATCCCGGCAAAAACTGTGGAGGGGCTTGGAGAAAGCACCTCTATCCGTCGTGTTGCCGCATATGTCCGTGTTTCCACTGATAATGATGAACAGACTTCTTCGTATGAACTTCAGAAAAATTATTACACGGATTATATCAAGGCACAGCCGGGATGGGAATTCGTTGGAATCTATGATGATGAAGGCATCAGCGGTACATCGTTGGAGCATCGCAAAGGAATGCAGCAGCTGATCGAGGACTGTAAGGCCGGAAAGATTGACCTGATCCTCACAAAGTCCATCGCCCGTTTCGCCAGAAACATTGTGGACTGTCTTTCCGTCATTGAAACACTGAAAAATCTTGACCCGCCCGTGGGTGTAAAATTTGAAGCGGACAACATCTACACACTGGACAGTAACGGCCGCATGATCCTGACGATTTTGGCATCCGTGGCAGAGGAAGAATCTCATTCCAAGTCTATCATTATGAACTGGTCCATTGACCGCAGGTTCAGCCGTGGACTGTTCCTTACGCCGGCCCTGCTCGGATATGACCAGGACGAGGATGGCAGCCTTGTGGTGAATCAGGACGAAGCACAGACGGTGAAGGTGATTTACTATTTGTACCTGAACGGATTTTCCTTCACCGAGATTGCAGAGCTACTGACAGATTATGGCCGGAAGACAAAACTGGGGAACACGGAGTGGAATCCCGGCACTCTTGCAGGAGTCATTGCTAATGAACGCCATTGTGGGGATGTATTGGCGAGGAAGACCTTCACACCGAATTTCCTGACGCATAAATCAAAGAAAAACAATAACGACCGGACGCAGTACCGGCAGAGAGATCATCATGAGGCAATCGTGTCCAGGGAAGTCTATAATGCGGCAAATCATCTGCGGGCATCCCGGAGTTATACAAAGAAAAATCGCCCACTGCCAGTCCTGAGTGTGGTGAATGATGGAATCTTACGCGGATATGTGCCTTTTGATAAGGACTGGACCGGCTTTTCGGCAGAAGAATACCGGGAAGCATCTGAAAGCGTTATGCGGGAAAAACAGCAGGATACGGTAGAAGTCATGAACCGTTTAGACCTCAGCGGATATGAAGTTGTGCGGGCACAGTATTTTGCTACTTTACAGAATCCGGCTATGACGATCTCCAATGGCAAGCTGCGCTTTAATACAGCCTGCCTGAAAAAGTTTGAAGATGTGGAGTATGTAGAACTGCTCCTGAATTCGGTTGACCGCTGTATTGCCATTCGCCCATGCGAAAAGGATAATCCGAACGCGATCCGCTGGGGCAGGCTGAAAGAGGGACGCTGGTGCGCCAGTACACTCGGATGCCGCGGTCTGGCAAAAGCCCTTTTTGACATGATGGAATGGGAAGAAGGTTTGAAATACCGTTTCCGTGGGCAGCTCGTGGGACAGGACGATGACAAGCTGATGCTGTTTGAACTGGATGAGCCGGAAATGGTTAAAGTAGAAGAAATTATCCTGCCATCCAAGGAACAGGATGAAGAAGGAAAAACCGTCAAGCAGACGATCTATATCTTCCCACCAGAATGGGCAGGTACTTTTGGAAAGCCGATCACAAGTATTGCACAGGTCGGGATTTTACAGCAGGAGCATTACTCTGGAAACTGGGATGTACTTCGGCCGGCAGCAGAGATAGAAGAAATGAACACTTTTACCGCAGATGGCCTGAATGCTCTGCTCCATGAAGCGGAAAAAATAATGGAAGGATGGACTGACACAGATGAATGAAAATACGAACACCATGCCACCGGAAGAGCAGGCAGAAAATGATAGAGACGCAAGAGCGGAAGAATTAGAAAGTACATTTTCCTATGATGGATACCAGGTCGTGCGGAAGGAGCTGTTTGCACATCTTCGTGACCCTGCAATTGTGATCCGCAAGGACAGCATCACATTTAACACAGCCTGCATCACTGGGCTGGAAGATGTGGTTTATGTACATGTCATGTTCAACAGTGATTTGAAGCGCATTGTTGTACGCGGTTGTGATGAAAATGACAAGGATGCCCTGCGCTGGTGCATCGCCAAGCCGGATAAACGTAAAAGCCGGAAGATGACCTGCAAACCGTTTTCAGAACTGGTGTATAAGGAAATGGGCTGGGATACCGAATGCCGATATAAGATGCTTGGGTACAGAATTTCATTTGAAGGGGAAACTCTGTATGTTTTTGACCTGCTTGTGCCGGAAATCTTCCATGAAGGCCAGAAACGAAAAAATGGAACAGATCAGAAAAATGCACAAGAGACAAAGCCTGCAAATACCAGAAAGGGATTTTACCCAGATGATATTGCGGGTACTTTTGGCGTACCTGTAGAAGAACATCTGAAAGAATCCGAAGTTCAGCAAATGGATGGCTATGTATCGGTGGGGATGCTGACGGGTAAGACCATCCCCGATACCGGGCTTGATTAAAACGGCAACCAGGATTCCAAGGGGGAAGTGCGCCCATTTTTAAGGAGGGGAGAGTAGTGAACGAAAGAATATGGAACCAGCGGATGCTGGGTCTGACTTTTAATGTCGAAGATGGAAGGATCACAATCTTCCGCAGCACATTGGAAGCATTAGGCTGGCCAACCCACTATCGTTTTCTGTACAACCGAGAGGCAAAACAGGTAGCTGTGCAGAACTGTACGGCTGAAGATGCAGGAGCTCATAAGACACCGAAGCTGACTGTGAGCAACAGCTGCGAGATCAAGTGCGTGGCATTGGTGCGGATGATCTACCGGGACATGCGGTGGAACCGGAACAATACATATCGTCTGGAGGGGAAAAGCATCCCCAGACAGCAACTTGTGAGTTTCGATTTAGGCACTCCGTTTTTGGTCGAAAACGGGAAAGCTCTTGACGAAAATCCAAGCCCCACAAAGCCCCTGTGCGGCGAAGAAGTGTCCGCTGCGGAAAGTTCCTCGGTCTCGCCAATTAAACGCAACAGTGGGGCGATGTGAGGGGCGTGTGGCGAAGTCGGCAAAAGGCAGCCAACCGGGTCAGAATCCAGGATGCTTGCAAGGCAGCAAGGTGGAAGGTGACCGGGTGGGCAGGAGACAGTGCGGACAAGTCTACTCAACAAGTGAATAAAATTACTTTTGTATCTATGAACGATAAAAATAAGTGATTAAGCTCACTTATGGCTATTGGAAATAAGTGATTTTGTTCACTTAGAAAAAGTGAGCTTTTTACGCCACCCGGAGTTTTGGGTGATGCTATCATTTGGTAAAAATAAGTGATTATAATCACTGAAAATCATTACAAACTGAAATAAGTGAGCTTAATCACTTATAAGGAAAAAAGTGAATATTTTACGCTCTGATGTACTTTGAGGTCGTCGATTAGTCAATAATCGGCGGCTTCTTTTTTATGCCCGGAAAAGTGGGTATGTAGCGACATATGGCAATAAGTGAGCTTTATACGCCACCGTCGAGCAACTTCTCCGAACAAATTTGAGTGCAGAAATGTCTACTCAACAAACAATCTGCGCCCATACTACTACTTCAGGCATATCCTCACGGAGTTGCCTAAGTATTGTGACGAAAAAGGAAATATAGATCCGGCAAAACTGGACCATCTGATGCCCTGGGCAGAGGAGCTTCCCGAGGAATGCCGGAAACCACGCCGCTCATAAAAGCGGCGTTAAATTTAAGGGTAGGCGCAGGATTTGACGTTTACGAATATCCGCGACTTCCTCCTGGCTGAGGAATGGAACTGAATACAAAATCCCTGCATCGCGTCAAATGGCACGATGCAGGGAGTCTTTAGATGTAAGTGCACCTGCGTTTACTTTACAATGATTGTATTTTAATTATTACTGTCAGACAATATCAAAGATGCTAACTCATCCATTAATTTGTCGCTCTGATTAATTTCTTCTTGAATTTCGCCCATTTTTCTTTTTGCATCAGGTCCACCATAACCCTTAGAATATAAATCAACAAGTTGCCTTCTTGCCTCAGATAAATGCAAACATTTTCCTTCTACCGCTCTTTCCAAATATGATACGCCTCTTTCTAAATTTTTTGATGTTCCAATGCCTTTTATATAGCACTGTGCCAAATTATAATAACCATAACAGGTATCATTTGACTTAGAAAGCCATGCAAATGCTTGCGAATCACTTTGATTGACACCCTCGCCATTTAGATAGCACATTCCTACCTCTGCCATTGCTTCACCATTTCCAAGCTCAGCGGCTTTCATGTAATACTTGAAAGCCATTTCTTTATCTTTCTCAACACCATCCCCTGAATAATACTGAGATGCAAGTTTTAATATGGCCTCAGGGTTATTCATTTCAAGAGCCTCTCTGCGAACTTGTTCCGCTTTCTCAGGATCTGCTTCGACTCCAACGTACCTTCCCTCATAAAAATATGTAAGTTCATGAAGCGCCTGTGAACTTCCTGCCAGTGCAGCCCTTTCATACCACGGAAGCGCATATGGTTGTTCGGCTGCATCCATAAAGCATTTCGCTATCGTTAGTTGAGCATTAACATCACCAGCTTCCGCCTTCTGAAAAAGAGAGCGAGCTTGTCCCTCTCCATATTCGTATTTAACTATGTAGAACCCTTCTGGCTGACTTCTAACTTGTTCTACTGCATTTGATTGATTTCCCCCAAATAATCTACTTAAGAATCCCATGTTTTTCTCCCATAATAATAATCTTTGTTTTTCTCTTGTTAACTTTCTTTTTCTTACGTTTTCATTTTTCATTCATAGAGATATTTTCTTAGTCTATGTCATTCCCCTTGGTCATAAATCATGGATATACGGATGTTTAGAGTATACAAAACAAGGCGTCGTCTTATTCTGCTATGATCGGCCTTTCTTTCCCCTACTCCTTACGGTAGCCCAACCTTCCATGTCATACGAGATCTCCTATACTACAGAGTCCTCCCTTGATTATTTTGAGTAAACATAATGTATCCCTTAAAATACTATGAAAACAATTTTTTAACCCATTCCCCTCTGCGATTTTGCTTATAGTACTTAGTTAAATACTCCATGGCTCCATCTTCTCCATTTTCAATAGCTGATAAAAGCCAAAACAGACCATCATCAAGATTCTTTCTTATCCCATCTCCCGAGGCACACATATATCCATAATTCATCATAGCCGGTGCATACCCCAAATTCGCTGATTCCAAGAAATAATGCGCTGCTTTTATTTTATCTTTCTGTACTTCTTGTCCATTATAGTAAATATAACCCAAACTAAATAATGAATTCGGAACCTTTTCTTGTGCGGCTTCTTCAAACAATTTTAGGGCTAAAGCAATATCTTTCTTGCACTCTTCTCCTTGAAATAATGCAACAGCCAAATCATTCTTTGCCATAGGATGACCATTGTCTGCGGCTCTCTTTAGCCACTCTATCGCTTTTTCACCGTTTTGTTCAAATCCTAAAACTCCATGCAAATAATAATTTCCTACAACATATTGTGCATATTCATATCCCTTCTCAGCAGAAATAAGATAATACTCTTTTGCAAGCTTCACATTCCGCCCGCCACCGCCAATGTCGTTTTCATAATAATAAGCCAAATTAAAATAGGCCTTATAATACTCTTGTTCTATTGCTTTTAAATACCAACTTCGTGCCATTCTAAAGTTCTGTGCTGTGCCTTCTCCCATCTCATAACATAAGTCAGCATTGAACTGAGCAGGGCCTAATCCTTGATTTCCTGCTTGTTCAAACCAGTACAATGCGGTTTTTAAATCAATCGCAACTCCTGTACCGTTTTTATAGCACATTCCTAATGCGTTCTGAGCCACGGGAAATCCGCTGTTAGCTCCTTTCAGATAAATTGAAACCGCCTTACTCTCATCCTTAAGAACGCCTATTCCCATTTGATAATGTGCCGCTAAATTAACATAGGCAATTTCTACGCCAGATTCTGCGGCTTTTTCATACCACTTTATTGCCTCCCTGTCATCCTTGGGAACTCCCTTCCCCATCTCAAATACAATACCCAAATTATTGCAGGCCTCTCCATTGCCAGACTCTGCAGCTTCTTTAAGATATTCTATGGCTCTTTTTATGTCATCTTCATTATTACATTTCTCCAGGTAAATAGAACTTAAACATAATTTTGCATCCTCATTCCCTAAGTCAGCCGCCCTCTCATATAAGTCTATAGCCTTATTTTTATCTCTTCCAACATTTTCTCCCTCAAAATATTCGCCTGCCAATGCGCACAGAGCCTCCGGCAAGTCCTGTTCCGCAGCCTGTTCATACCACCATATAGCCATATCTTTATCTGGCTCACACCCATATCCAACATCAAAATACGTACCTAACACAAACTGCGATAAAGCAAATCCTTTTACAGCAGAAGACTCAAAATATGTAAAAGCTTTCGCCGCATTTTCCTTACATCCAATTCCCGATTTGTATCTCCCACCAAGTTCATATTCAATATAAGCATTCTCTTGCTTATCTAACATAGATTCCAGTTCTGATGTGGAGTATTTTTCAAATTCTGAATACTCTTCTTTTTTATAATCCCATTGTAACGATTTTGATCCCTCATCTTGGATAGAAAAAGAATCTAAAGTCGAGTCATATTCCTCCGGAATAAATATCCCCATCGCCTTGGAAAGCTTAATAATTGCATATCTAGCCCAAGCAGGTTCTGTAAATGTAAGTTCACACACCTCACCCAAAGTATTTGAAATGATTTCATCAACACTGGCATTGTTATGATTAAAAATATAAATAGAAACATTTGCCTTAAGTGCATTTGAAAGAGCGTTTCTTTCCTTTTCATTCTTAGGCAATAAATCGGCAATTAGTGCATTAAACTTATTCGAATTATTATAAATATCTTTTCCAGAAATAGAAATACACTGCATAAGGGCAACATCCACATCATCCCGTACATTATATCCGCAGTTGCCACAAATACATTCTGAATCGCCAATAGAATTATTGCATTTAGGACATATCATATAAATCACCCGAAATTATCAAAATAAAATTTAAACGGTTTTTCAAAAGGAAGCCCGACAACGGCTTCTCCAACTTTTAACGAATTAAGATCCCAATCCTCGACGGTATTTCCTTCACGCTTATCCTCAATCAACGTTTTATTCATTCCCTGATATTGTTCTAAAATAATGTTACTCCCATATAAAGACCTTATATAATCTCTAGTTGACACATCATTTGCCTTAAAAGCAAAAATCGAAGAAAATCCAGCAGCCAGATTTCTACCCTTTATTTCCCCATAAGTTTCAAATAACTGTTCAATGCTTTGTAAACCAGCAAAAACCTTCAAGCCCAAACTTCTTCCAAAATTTACTCCATCATCTATATGTTGCAAGTTTGGCAAAAGCTTGAATTCATCACAAAACAAATAAACATTTCCTTGACTAGATGTTCTCCCTAAAGCCTCCTTGATTGCTAAATCGAAAAAGAGCCTGTATATTGGTGTTAACACACTTCCAATTGCCAGATCATATTCGATAAATAGAACCTTGCCTCCTTTTGCTCTAACAAAATTCCTAATAGAGAATCCTCCGCGTTCCGCAAATACCCCTATCAAAATATCTCTTATGACTGAATACATTTCTGACAGCACACCTTGAGACTGTTCTCCCTCTCCCTCTATGTAGCTAAGAACAGATCTTAATTCGTCAAATCGCTCCAACGCAGCTATGAAATCATCAACAGATGATGAATCCAAGGAACTCTTTAATGAATCATTGTAGAAATTATCATTTCGATACTCTTTATCATTCTCACCAGTCTTTATTATCGAAATAATAAGGGCGGCAAGCAAATCCCGCGCAGCATTGGGAAAAAAAGGATTGCTACTATTACCCTTTGTACGCTCTTCAAACAATTCCTTGCATATTTCTTGCGTATTTATAGTATAATCTTTTTCATCCCATCCATCTGCCAAAATTTCTCTAAATATATTCCAACATTTCGATTCATCTCTATATTGCTTAGAATTTCCTATAACATAATCCTCAGGTTTACGAAACCTCTTATAAAAGTCTCCCTTTGTATCGAATACAATAAGCACGTCCTCAGAGGAAAGGTTTTGTCTAATCTGCTTAAACAAATGATAAAACAACGTAGATTTACCACACCCTGTACCCCCCACTAACATCATGTGCTTACTTAAGATATCCTCATCCAAAGTAAATGATGATTTTTGCCCTTTATATTTGCCCTTCAAAACAACCTTATGGTGTCCGGTTCCAGATACGGGCTGATTCTTCTCTATACAATTCCCGTACAATATGGTAGATGAAACACCCATAATAAAGTCCTCTCCATCTTATCTACTCATACCCTTGCTTTTTGTTTGGCTTTGAGATCTTGTCCTTTCTCGTTGTCCTTTTGAGGGTGAATTATTGAACGCATTTTTCTTACCTGAAGATTTTGCTTGTCCCTGTGGAACGTTCACTTTTAGTGACTGCTTAAACGCATTACCCCTGTCTTTTTCTGAACTAGCCATTTTTTTACCTCCATTTTTGTTGATATTCTTCACGGCACCTGTTGAAAAACCACCTGCCGTAACCACTTGTTTCCCTCCGCCTCTTCTTTCGCCATGAGCAGTATCCTGTTCCTTAAAAGAAGGCTGCTGAGCTATTTTCCCGCTAATAACATTTTGATTCTTACCTAATGCAACCCTTTTTTCCTGATTTGCTTTATTTGACGGAGGCAATGCCCCCTTATCTATACGCTCCTGCGGACTATTTCCAAGAGATTTTTTTGATACAAATACTCCGCTGGCAGATTCTCCTTTTGTTTGAGTGATTACATATTTTTCGTTTGCTTTTGCATGTCTTGCCGTAACATTACCGCCCTTGTGATTATTCTGACCATCCCATTTTGCAAACGACTTTTTCAACTGCGTGGTATCAAACTGGCTCAATCCGCGTTTTTTCATCAGCTTTTGCAGATTTTTAGAATTTATTTTCACCTGTCTCCATGTTAAGCCCTGTCCCTCATTGTTTTTATCAATAGCTCTCCTGTTATCTGCAAGAGAATCATTCCCAACAGATTTATAGTATGCAATTTTTTGACGATTGCTCAGCTTCTTAAACTCATTTTTCATTATTTTACCGCGTAATGCCATTTTGATTACTCTTCTCATTATTTTTAATCAGTTTTCTCATCAACATTATCAATATGAGTACTGATTGAGGAAGAATCAATGTGGATTTACGATTTGGGACATTATTAGTCTGGTCTTCAAGATCATCTTCCCAGTCTTCAATCCCCTTCTCCACTTCATGAGAATCATTTTCTATTTTTGACTCCGATTTATTAACTTGATTAGTCCTTCTCAAGTACTGAAATAATTCCTTTTGCTCATTTTTTGACAGATACCCGGTCGTCAAATACTTATCTATTAAAACTGATATTGCTTGATATGTATCCTCATCGTACATATCACGCACATCCTCAAATAGTACTTTTACCTGATTAACATTATGATTCATTCAAATCAATATCTCCCTTTGTTTCCGAAATCCTGACTTTTATGAATTAAACAACCCCTTCATCCCATCAATATCAAGAATCAATGCAATCGACATATCATCCTTGCTTCCCTTCTCACTTAACATAGGAAGATATTCTCCCAACTGATTTGAAGCATCTACCACCTCTTGCGTGCAATACATTTCAGTTATTTTCCTATAAAAGTTAAACAATTGCGCATTATCATCGGTATTTGAAAAACAGTCATCGATACCATCACTAGCTACAAATAATGCTCCCGGCACACTTTCGGAATATATATGACGAAAATTATCTATAGCGTTAGAATCGCTAATCGAAGTAGTCACATTCAGAAAGCATTTTTCATCCCATGGAATAGGCTCCGCAAAATTCCCTCTATAATCACACGTTATACATTTACCATCACCTATATGTATGCCAAACCAAAACGCATCCGTACATGCAACAGCAATTAATGTTGATCCATAAGCAGCCTCTATACGTTCACCTTTTAAGTATTTTTCTTTGTGCTTTTCATCTACCTTTAATATTTCTGAATCCAGAAAAGGATTTTTACTATAATCATCTTCAACTCGCTCGTGCCATCTAGCAATGACACTTCTTTCAAGTTGAATAAGGTGTTTATCTATAGATGCGCAAAAATCATCCATGTTGCTTTTGTCAGACAAAATGGTTTCCAACAACTCTTCGATTGCTGTTATCGCGGCTTCCGTCGCAAATAATGAACCTCGACTACTCCGGAAATAACTTGCGCTTCCATGCCCATCAGCGACAACAGCTATTGCATATTTCTCTGTTTTCTTTACCAAAGTACTATCCTGGCATTCTAAATCGGATTTTATATGGGAATACCCTTGGCACTTAGATTGAAATACAATATGATTCATACACATACTCCATTGAAGGCTTAATCCCATTCATCATCATCACTGTCATTACTTACTATTGCAGGAGCCATTGCTGCCAATGCATCGTTAAAATCATCCTGTTTAGTCTGAATAGCATCAGTGCTAGAATTTCCGACACCCAACCCAACGCTACTACTCTTACTCCCTATCTCAGATGCTGTCACGGTAATAAACGTAATCATCTTCGCCAAAGCTGCAGGAGTATGTACAGTAAGCACAGACTCTATGTTTCCTGTGAAAGCTTCCAAAACGTTTATATCTGCATCATTTCCAATTGCAACAGCCGCCTTTATTGCTTTTTGATACCATTTATTCTCTTTTAACTTTGCCAATCCTCTTTCCCAATTATCGGTTGGTTCTCCATCGCTCAGCAAAAACAGAGCCGGAGCAAACGACCCAACCGCTTCAGCCATAAACTGCTTTCGTGAAAGCTTCTCATTCAGCTTTATGCATGCATCTCCCAAAGCAGTCAATCCACCTGCCTCAAGATAATTAAATGCGTAATTGGAGGCATCAATAGGTTTAGGGGTTAACCACTTCGCATCCGTTGAAAAATCAAGCACAGCAATCTTTATCTCAGCATCAGCATTTTCATCCGAAATCTTTGCTATCTCCGGCAAAACTTCTTCTATGGCACTATTCACTGCACCAATTTTAGCTCCCTGCATACTCCCTGACGTATCCACAATGAAAAACACAACCATTGTTCTTCTCGGTACTTCGATCTGTTCGTCCAAAAAATTAGCCATTTTAATATCCTCCCATGTTATTTCTACTGTTATTGAACAACTGTTTTGGTTGAACCCATCATTATCTCCATACCTTTCTGAACAGTAAGCATATCCCCATTTTTAACATTGAGAATGGTTCCATCAGCATTATTTACAATCCAGTTTAATCCGGAAACATTCTTCAGACCAATAACAGAAGGATCTGTCTTCTTAGTCTTGATTTCAACCGTGATTGTCTTAAAATCTTCACTCGAAGCATCTGTGTGACATTTATACAAATACTTACCTTTCAACAACGGTACATTATAGCGTGATGTCTTTAATGAATAAGACACTTTTACAGGCTTGCCGCAGTTAATACATATCATTTCTCGATCATAATGAACAAACGTTTCATTACCACAATGCTCACAAATTGCCAAGTCATCTCTCATTCTGGTAAGAAGTTCCTGCCATTCTTTTTCAATAATTCTAGGAGTAGTCCCATTCATAGAGTTTTTTGAAAATGCTTTTACGAACGCTTCCCGTATATATTCAGGATATATTGGCCACCTACGTATTGCATTTGTATGTACCCCCTTTACAGGACGATTTGAATCATCTGTAGGATCATACATAAAAACTGGCTCTGAACCATAAAACTTATGTTCCAGTTCTTCAGTCATACATGGAACCATAGTTCTTTTTCCTTCAAGCGGTCTGTTCATAAAGAGCAAAAGATACAACATAACAGCCAGAGAAAATTTGTCAGTATTTACATCCGGATTCTTTTTCTTTAAAACAATTTCTGGAGCCATAAAACCGCTTTTACCAGCTATTCCTAAATTTTCTCCATAAGGAGCAACGTTGTCATTATCACATATCAGAACATCACCGCTTTGTGGATTGATAAAAAAGTTACCATCATTAAGATCCTGGTAACTATACCCCCTGTTATGAAGAGCCCTAAAGCCCTCCACCATATTAAGTCCAGCATTGATAAGAGCGGAAACGCTTGAAAAACGAACCCTTCTCTGCTGCTTTCTTGTATAGTCTTACTGATAAATCAATATTTCTCGGGATTGTGTAACCACCCTCGTAAATACATGCCAAATAGTAAACTGCCTCTATGTTTCCGTTTGCAGCACCTTTTTCCAATAAGTTTTTAAGTTCAACACCTTTGCCAAAATCTTTTACATCCCGAAAACCTATCCAAGCATATTTTACCATAGAGTCAATATCACCCATGTTTCCGGCATCTTTAAGCAATTCTGTAGCTCGTTCAACATCTCCGTCCTTAAGATAGATATCAGCACGCCTTCTCATTGAAATAATGCTCTTCTGAGACACCCCACTATCTAATAGTGCAACGGCTTTTTCGATGTTCTGCTTATATCCATCGTCACCATGATACAAGCAATATGCTAAAGTATTTATGGCATTAACATTTCCATAATTTACAGCTTCTTCTAAATACTTCTTCGCTATGTTTTTATTATTCTCCTTAGCATAAATATGATATAACGCTACCATTGCTTCAGTATATTTTTGACCAGCAGATAGGCTTAACCACTTTATGGCATCATCCAGCGAACGTTCAACCCCTTTTCCGTCTTTATAACAAATACCCACCTGGTATTGAGCTTCAGGATCGCCGTTCTCTGCCTTTCTCACTTTTGACAGAATATTGCTACTGAACTCTTTCTCTGTGCTAATTCCGGTTGCAAAACAAAATAAATCTATCACATACTCAGCCCACGATGTGTTCATACCATTTTTCATATGATTGTTTCCTATTAGGAACGCTGTAAATACAAGGCTTTTCGGAGCCTACGAACCACAAAAAATAATATTTGATCTATCACATTACACAAAAAGCCGTCCGGCGTTCAAATCGGGCGGCTTTTTTGCGTGGATAGACCGGAAGGAGGCAAAAAAATAATTACAGAAATTCAACCCGCAAAATTGTGCAACTTTCACGAAAAGGAGGATAGTGAATGGCAGATGAAAAATTGAACACAGGCCCCGGTGAGGAGAAGTTCCCGGAGGCTCCCGCTCCTGTTACGGTTGACGAGCCCCAGGCTCCGGCTCCCGAACAAACTGCCGCTCCCACACCCCAGCAGGAGGGGCCTGCCCAGCCCGAGCCCGGTGATGTGGTGGTGTCCTTTGACAAAATCAATGAGCTGATGAATGAAAAGCGGCAGACAGCCCGGGCCGAGGTAGAAAAAGAGGAGGCGGCAAAAGAGCCGGAGGAGAAAACGCAGGAGGAACCTCCTGCCGCTGGGGATGGCGAACCGAAAAAGGCCCGTCGGGGCCGTCCTCCAAAAGAGGAAAAAGCGGAGCCTGCTGGCAAGGAGGCGGCGAAGCCCCGCAAGGGCCGCCCACCCAAGGCGGCCCCCGGCGAGGCCACGCCGACTAAGCGAGACAAATTGTCCCGAAGTGGGAAAAAGGCTGCGGAGGTTAAAGCTGCCCCCGAACCCGAAAAGGCTCCACCCGAAAATGCGGCCCCGGCCCCGGAACAGGTTCCGCCTGAGCCAGCCGCTCCGCCCCGTCCTGTGGAGGAAGGAAAGCTGGTCTATCTGAAGCTTTCCGAAATGCATCCGTTCCACACATTCCGTCCCCACCCGTTTAAGGTGCGGGACGATGCCAAAATGCAGGAAACGGTAGCGTCCATCAAGGCAAACGGCGTAATGGTTCCCGGCCTTGCCCGCCCGGAAAAAGACGGAAACGGTTATGAGATCGTGGCTGGCCATCGCCGCCATCATGGTTGTGAGCTGGCTGGGCTGGAGGAAATGCCCTTTATCGTCCGGGAAATGACTGACCACGAGGCGGTACAGGCTATGAAGGACAGCAACAAGCAGAGGGATCAGACGCTCCCCAGCGAACTGGCCGCCCTGTTAGAGCTGGAAGTGGAGGACATCAAGCACCAGGGCGGGCGGCTGAAAAATGTGGCCGAGGGCGATATTGGCAAACGCTCCGTTGAGATTGTGGGCGAGGCGCACGACATGAACTATAAAAAGGTCATGCGTTATCTGCGGCTGAACTCCCTTGTGCCGGAACTGCTGGACAAGGTGGACGATAAAAAAATGGGCTTTATGCCCGCTGTGGAGATTTCCTATATCCGCCCCAAAAACCAGCGGCTGATCGCTGTTTCCATTGACGGAGAACAGGCGTCCCCCTCTCTGGCCCAGGCGAAAAAGCTCCGGGAGCTGGACAAGGACGGGAAACTCAACGGTGATGTCATTGATGGCATCTTATCAGAAAAGAAAAAGGAGGATCGAGGCGTGATTATTTCTACCGCTGAACTGGAAAAGTATTTTGGCAAGGAGGCTACTCCCGCCAAAATGAAGGAGCAGATCATGACTTTGCTGGACGAGTGGAAAGAGAAACAGCCGCCCGAACTGGCGAAGGCTCCGAAAAAGATGGAGCAGGACAAGTAACCACTTCGAGACATTTTGTCCCGAGGGCCCTGCCCTCCGTATCATGGCTCTGGTGGTATATATCCCCCGTCGCCGCCTGTTTTTTCGTACAGCTGGGAGCGGGCTGTCAAGGGTGCATCGCACCGCCGTTTTACGGCGGCCTGCCCTTGACGGTCTGCCCCGGCTGTGCTATTTCCCCGGCAAGCGGCGGGGGTATATCCTCCAGAGCCGCCCCCTTTCCCATGATTGGGAAAGGGCGGGGGGATTGGGCTGAACTTACTTATTAAAATATCGGAGGTATTGACTATGAAGCGTCCCCTTGCATACATTACCGCCGCATGGTTGAGCGGCGACAGTGAAAACGCAGAACAGGCCGCCCGCTACTGCCGGGCGGTTTATGAGGCAGGCTTTTCCCCGATCTGCCCGCCCCTTTATCTGCCCCTGTTTCTCAATGACGCAGTACCCGAGGAGCATAAAAGCGGCATCGACATGGGCCGTGACCTGCTCCGCCGCTCCCATGTGCTGGTGGTCTGCGGCCACACCATGACCGAGGCCATGAAAAATGATATTGCCGTGGCCCAGCGGCTGGGAATTACCGCCACCACCCTTGAGGGCATCCTGACCGTCAAGGGACAGGGCAAACGCTGATGGAGTCTGTTTTTGAGGCTTTCATTTCAAATCCTGCCCTTTACAGTGCGGGGCATCTGGTGGGGGAAACGCTGCATTTCCCCACCAACACGGAGGAGGTGCAGTCCCTCTTAAAGCGGATCGGCGTGGACGGGGTGCGCTGCCAGGAATACTTTATTATCTCCTTTGACAGCGACATTCTCGGCCTTTATGACTATCTGGGCGAGTATGAAAACATTGACGAGCTCAACCACCTGGCCCATCTGCTGAAGGAGCTCTCCCCATCAGAACGGGAAACGCTGGAGGCGGTTATGGACAGCGACCAGCATTGTGGCTCGGTGCAGGACTTAATCAACCTTACGCAAAATCTGGACTGCTACGACCTGCATCCCGGTGTGGACAATGAGGAAATGCTGGGCCGCCTTTATGTGGAGGATATGGAAAGTCTCGAAGTGCCGGACAATATAAAACCCTACTTTGACTTTGAAGCATACGGGCGGGACATTTCCATCAACGAAAACGGACACTTTGCACCGGGCGGCTATGTGACGAAGGTGAGTGACGATTTCCGGGAGGTCTACCACGGCCCCCAGGACATCCCCGCTGAACACAGGGTTTTTGCTTACCCTCAGCTTTCGATCCGGGAGCAGATGGCCGCTTATCAAGAAATTATTGACGGTTCCTCAAAGGAGGGGTTCCGGCGGCTGGCTGAAAAACACCATGAGGAACGGTAACTGGACTTCGAGACAATTTGTCCCAAGGCGAAAGGAGGCGATGTAACTGATTGATGAAGAAATTTCCCGGAGCTCCATAGCGATTTCTGTCCGGGCCAGCAAGCTGACAGCCCGGGGGCTGGCCTATGTGCTCCGGGCGGCTGTCCGCCAGATCGCCAAACGGCATAAGAAAGCCCAAAGGCCCCACGGCAGGCAGAGCGTGAAAAAGCTCATGGCCCACGGCGAAAATGTGAACAGCATCGAGGTGGAGGCCCCGAAGCTCTTTGACCGCATGGCCCGCCGTTTCAATGTGGACTATGCTTTTTACAAAACCGGGCCGGACAAATACCTGCTGTTTTTCAAGGCAGGACAGGCGGATGCAATTACCGCCTGTTTTGAGCGGTACTCCCGCAGGCTGTTGGAACAGTCAAAATCCAGCCGCATCCCCATCCGGGAACAACTCAAAAAAGCGGCGGAACAGCTTGTAAAGGAACCGCCCAAAACACAGGAACGGACAAAGGAGGTGGTTCGTGAAGAACGATAGCATCAAAAAATACCTTATTCCCAACATCCCGTATCTGTTTGTCCTGTGGGCCTTTCTCAAGCTGGGGACGGCCTACCGTCTGGCGGCGGGTGCGGATTTTGCTCATAAGCTCATGGGGCTGGGCCAGACCATTGGCCCGGCCTTTGCCGACTTTGCCCCGGGGCTTGCTCCCTTTGACTGGCTCGTTGGCATTGTGGGGGCTGTGGCGTTCCGGGTAATGGTCTATGTGAAAAGCAAAAACGCTAAAAAATTTCGGCGGGATGAGGAGTATGGATCAGCCCGTTGGGGCTGTCCGAAAGATATAGCCCCTTTCGTAGATCCAAAGTTTGAAAACAACATCATTCTGACCGGGACGGAGTTCCTTACCATGAATACCCGTCCGAAAAATCCAGCCAACGCCCGCAACCTCAATGCCTGTGTGATCGGTTCGTCCGGCTCCGGCAAAACCAGGTTCTGGCTTACCCCGCAGATTTTGCAGGCCAGCGCAGACAAAAACGGCGGATGCAGCTATGTGTGTGTCGATCCCAAAGGAGGCGTTCTCGGGCAGGTGGGCCACTTCCTGCAAAAGCGTGGGTATCGGATCAAGGTGTTCAATTCCATTGATTTCACAAAATCCATGCACTATAACCCGCTGGCGTACATCCGTAACGAGGCCGACATCCTTAAATTTGTGGACGCTCTCATTTCCAACACAAAAGGCGAAGGCAAGGAAGGCGATCCATTCTGGACAAAATCGGAAACCCTGCTTTACTGCGCCCTCATCGCCTATATCATTTTTGAGGGTCCCGCCGAGGATCGGAACATGAACACCTTGGTTGACATGATTTCCGGGATGGAGGTCAAGGAGGATGACGAGGATTTTATGAACGCCGTGGACTATATGTTTGCGGGCCTGGAAAAACGAAAGCCGGATTGCTTTGCGGTCAAGCAGTATAAAAAGTACAAACTGGCCAGCGGTGATATATGCTCTAAGTGACTTCTTAATCATGATTTTGTCATGGTTAGTGAAGCAATCACTTAGAGCATTTTTGTTTCAGGAGGTACAGCTATGAGAAACGAAAAAATCACCCCACTGTACGAGCGCCTGAGCCGGGACGATGAGTTACAGGGCGAGAGCAATTCCATATCCAACC